TAGTTGTAGATGCCTTGGATGGCACCGCTTCGATACGGACGAAAGGGTCAGGCTCATACTCGGTGCTCCTTAAATGGTGTTCGCATACTTGTTGATACCGGTGTCGCGCCAGCGATTCCCACCGGCGAACTCGGCAGCTCGACCGAGTCCTCCGCCTGCGGTCGACTCGCTGCCGGGCACCAGCGATGGAGGAAATAGGTGCATGGCGCAGGCAGCGCGCTGGTCAGCCTCGGTCAAAGGGCGGTCATGACGAGCGCAGTGCCACCGACCCTCGACGGGTGTCGGCATGCAGGCAGGTGCGGCAATTGACCTCTGGGGCCGCCGCATCCGTGGCACCCGCATGGCATACCGGTGCGTGGTCACACATGCGGGACTGGGGCCAGGCCGGACCCGCGCCGACGCGCGGGTGGTGGCGTGGCGGCGAAGATGACTCGCTCAGCCTTGGCGAACAGGCCCTGCGCAAAAGCGGGATCTGCCTCGACCCGCTCGACATAAACGTCATCGGCGTCCTTGACAGACGGCCAGGGACATCGCCCGGGTCAAGCCCATGAGGTTCATGCAGGTCGGCATCTGGGCAAAGTGCAGCGGCTTGCTCTCGCGCGCCTTCTTGGCCAGCAGGTCGTTGAAGCTCTTGACCGAGTGCGCTCTGAACTCCAGCACATGCCAGGTCTTCGGTGCCTCCAGCAGGTTGACGGCCACGCCGTCGAGGGAGCCGCCAAAAGCGACCACCCGCCGAGCGCTTGAACCCGAAACTGGCGACCCGGTGTCCGGATCAGCTTCCAGGACAGTCGCTCCAGTTCGTCGCAGGTTCTGGACCAGCCGGGCTTCCCCGAGTTGGCCGGTTTCGAAAAGGCGCAGAAGGCGGCCCGGGTGCTGAAGCGCGGGTGACCCAGCGGAAACCAAACGATAGGGGCGCGCTCGGATTCCTTGCCGATCAGGGACGCGGCGAAGGTGGGCTCGAAACCCATCTCCCGCGTCGGCTTCATAGGCCGCAAAGATCGCCTCTCGGGTAGGGCTGGTGACGCCGGGCAATTCAGCCATGCTGTCCCCCCTCTTGGTCTTGAAGCTCACGGGCGCGAGTGCACCACTGCCTGCCAGCGTTCGTCATCGCAATCGGCACGCAGCACCTCGATCAGCGCGTCCTTGAACCGCTCTCGGTGCCCTTGGGGTTGGGCGACATGAAGCTCGGCCATGTGTGCCGTCAACTGCGCCAGTTCCTGCTGCTTCACACGAAGCGCCGTTTTGGCCCGGTGGAACCACGTGGCATCGAGCGCTTCTTCTCCGTCTGGCGACGGATGTCGGTCGTGCGATCTGGATCCGGATGGAGGCGATCTCGTCTTGAAGCGCGGCCAGCCGCTCACCGGCAGCCCTGCAATGTGCTGGGCAGGTCGGATCGGCGCGGCCGCTGGAGCGTGCTCATGCATGCTCGGGTCCCCCTCAGGCCTGACGCTTCCAGGGCAGGCCGTTAGCCGCTGGGGTAGCCGTCGGCGCAGCCGTGATGGGGCGTGCGGCCGCAGGTACCGAGGGCGGCGTGAACGACGGCGCGGGCTGCGCCGCTGCCCCGCTGGCACCGCCTCGCGGCAGATAGCGGACGGAGTTGGACTCGCCGTACATGCCCTTCGGGGGACGCACCCGCACATCGAGGGTCATTGGTACCAAATGCAACTGCTCAGAGTTGCTGACCTGCATCTTGCCGACGGCGCGGCAGATCGAGGACAGGGTGCGCTTGGCGATCTCGACCGTGTCCGGGTTGGCGTTGACCAAGTTGAGCCGGTCGAAAAGCTTGCGGCCGGCGTACTGGCCCTCAAGGATGTCGACCTCCAGGTACAGGTACTGGCCGGTGCCGTCCTTGGTCGGGCGCATTTCGCTGCAGCGACGATCTGACCGAGGTACTTGCCCGGGGGCAGGACGTCGTAGTTGCTGCTGGGCGCGACAGAGGATGCGTCGAAGGTTTGTCCGAATGAAGCCATGGTGATTTCTCCTTTTCAGGTGCGGGTGGTGGTGGAAGGGATCAGGGTCGTGTGCAGGGTTTCAGGCATGGCCTGCGCAAAGGACAGACCGTTCAAGGGGGGAGCGTGTCAGGCAGGTCGTAGCGGTTCTTGGCCAGGAATGCTGGGCGTTCGACCGTGTGAATCACACGCTCGCCCGAACCCACGGCACGGCTGACCTTTTTGTTGAAGCCGACGTCCGCTTTGACGGTGGAGATGCGGTAATTTGCAAACAGCACGACATCAGAGTGCTCTTGCAGATGAGCGCTGCGGCACGGGCGTGAAGCTTGATCACGTAGCGGTCGTACGGATCGTGCTCAGGCGAATCGAAACGCTTGATGTCGGTGTGGGCGATCTGCACCACAGTCATACCGCGGTCGTCGCGCCAGCGCGTTGAGCCCATCGATGTACTGGCGCCAGAGGTTCAGGGCGGCAACGTAGCCTTTGCCGTATCCGGCGTCCTCGATCGAATTCCATCCGTTATCACGGCAAGCTTTGGCCCAGACCAGTGGTTCCAGCCAGTCCACGCTGTCGACCACGACCGTGGAAAAGTCGTGTTGCTCGGTATAAAGCGCTGCAAGCGCCTCCATCACCTCATCGAAGGTCCGTGACAGCGGGAAGTTCGCAGCCGATAGCGTGCCCAGACCATCCTCGGTCTGAATGAATACGGGTTTGCTGGCCTGGCCTGCGAAGGTGGTTTTACCGACGCCAGCAACGCCGTGGATCAGCACCCTGGGGGGCTTGGGTGTTCCAGCCCGGTTGAGTTGTGCAAGGGAGATGGCCATCAAGACTGCCTCCCCAAATTTGCTGTCATTCGCAGCCTCAGGCCCAGCACCGTCCACGATGCGCTCGAGCTTGTACGGTGGGCTTTCCGGCCTTGAGCGTGCGTGCGGGCTCGAACAGTTGGCGCACGGCAGGCGGCCAGGCCGTGTACTTGGTCTCAGCGACCTTGACCTCCAGGCTCACGTAGTCCTCGGGGTTCTCGCCCCACTTGCGCAGGGCCTCGACGGCTTCTTTCAGCTTGCGCTGGTCGTACTCCACCTTCTTGGGAAGGTCAGCAATGACGGTGTGTCCATCCACATCAAAGCGAACCGTGCCGGTGTTCTTGCCAGCGTCCTGGCGAAGTTGGTGCGCCCGCTCGCCGAAGCGGCGGTGCAGCACGCCTTGAAGGAACTGCTTGTAATGGCGGGCGGTGTCCTCAGCATCAGACACACGCTGGATCAGGCGGTTGAGGTCCGCCAGTGGCAGGCTTTCAAGCTCTGCCATCACGAAGTTGCCCACCTCGTCGAGGGCATCGGGTTCAGGGATCATGGGGACTCTCTTTCTTCAGTGGGTGCCGGTGGCGGGCACATGGGATGGCGTACCAACCTGGCGAAGGCGGGTGCGGATTTCGGGGGCGTTAACGTATTGGCCGACCGCACTGCGAGATATCGGTAATGGCAGTCGGCCACCTTCAGGCTGAACAGGTGAACCAACCCCAGTTCGCAGGCGATCCACATGCGACGGGCTACGGAATGCCAGGCGGCTTCGTTCTTTTGCGGAAAGTCCACTGCCAGAGTCGGACCGGTCCATCATCAGGAAGCCCTCGTGGTACTGAATCGACTGGCCAACCAGTGCGCTGGCAATCCAGTCGCAGGCAGCGGCCTCGGTCAGTTTTTCTGCGGGCACGTACACCGGTGGGGTAATTGCGCCAGCGTTAACCCCCAGCCCGAGGTGGCTGCGGGTGGCTTCGACAATAGGTTTTGCGTTCAACATCAAATCTCCAGGCGTGAGTTGGCCTACCACCACCGCCCAGAGGGGCGCGGCGTTTGTTTACTTCGTGAAGGTTCTTACCGGGCGAGGGGGCTGTTTTTCTCAGCCACCCCGCGATGCGGTCAGGCGGCGGGCCGTATGCCGAACATGCGCAGGTGCATCTGCAAGTCGGCTACACGGCGGTAGAAGGTGGCGCTCGGAACGCCAGACGCCTTGGCGGCTGCAGCCAGATCGCGATGGTTGGGGCGAGCAGGTCCGGTCAGGCAGCGCTGTTCACCGCTCATGTAGGCAAGAGCTGCCATCACGTCATGCCGGGTCTCAGCGTCAGGAAGCAAGTCCATGTTCTCGCCCCAGAACCGCGTAATCTCGTCGGGGAGCATGGAATTTGGCGACCCACCGTTCTCGTCATTGGCTGCGTTCTGGGTGGGTGCGAAGTCGTGAATTGCACGGTCAATGGCGACAACCTCCAGGGTGTCGACGTGTTGCGGCTGCGGAGAACACCAGCCGCTGCCGGTCAGCCTTTCTCGGCGTTGGCGAAAAAATCAGTAGTGCAGTGCGCTGAGACCGTCCCCGTGAAGGTGCCTGGTGCGCCCCGGCTGGGGTCAAACTGCCCTTTGCGCCTGTAGATGTCGCACAGGATTTCCTGACAAAGATCCTCGCGCTCGGCTGGGGCCAGCCCCGCTGTCAGCGCTGCCCTGTATGCACGGGTTTTGGCGGCGTTGACCGCAGCTTGGTAGAAGGGGTCATTGGCAGCCGAATGGATGCCCTTTTTCGGGTTCCAGTTGCCGCGTTTGAGTTGGGGTTCTTGGGGGTAACTCCAGGTTTGATTTCCGTTGGCGTCATGTTTTTCCTTTTCGTGTTCGTGTACATGAAGCCATTAGCAATACGT